GCCCAGCCCAGCCCAGGAAGATAAAGCGGCACTTGAACAGGTTCGGGACTTCATGACGCGTAATCAGTTCAGTCGTTTTGCTGACTGGAATGACTATAGGAACCGGCCTGTTTCAATGATGGGATTCAGAAAAGTCGATAAAGAAGACAACGTGACAGAGCCGGTTGTGACGTTCTGCGTTCTCCCGTCAGGCTGGAAGGAGATCTGTAAGGGATTTTACTTGCGTAAGGTGGCCAGGTTGTGTGTGGATGCGGGCTGGCTGAAACCCGGTGAAGATGGCCGGACGCAAAACAGAATTCGCCTGCCAGAAATAGGGCTTAAACGTGTGTACCAGTTCAATACGCAGGTACTGGGAAGCGCCGAACCTGAGTAATTATCGCGTGAGTCTTAGTTTTATGAGGTAACACTGGTAACAAAAAATGGTGTGTTATCACGCGTTACCTCTTGATTATGCTGACTGGTAACAGGTTAAATCCTTTTAAATCAATGATGTTACACGTGTTACCAGTGTTACACGTTCAGAACAAGAGGTAGGGAACCAAATCCCTTCCTCTGGCGGGCAACAGGATAGGGCACAGAACTATGAAGATGATGAGAATGTACTGCTCCACATGTCAGGCAGTAGCGCGGATAGGCAAAACAAACAGGAAACACCCACAACTGTACGATGTGTAGTGCTATTGCTCTAATGTGGAGTGTGGTCACTCGTTTGTGATGAATGTTGCTTTCTCCCATTCCGTTAGTCCAAGCGCGTTGAACGGTCAGGGGAGGGTTAAAGAGCTAATTGATGTAATTCCACCCGAGGAACTGGCAAAGGCTTTAAAGTTGCTGCTGGCTGCGCAAAAGAATGGGTAAAGTATGCGTCGGGAATGGCCGCTCCGTCCCCGGAATCTGAACGCAGGATTTCAGTTTATGCAGACATAAAATTATTATTTTTCAAATTGTTATGTTTTTCATGTTTCACAAGCCTCCATAAAATTATACACCTAAAATAAATTATCCCTTTAATATCATAGTGTTGCGTATTCAGGCCACAAATGCGACGGACAGTAAAACTGAAAAAAGCTGAATTTCTTTTCATTCTTTTCAGTTCCTGTCTCGCAGAGCATCCCCAGAATGGGCGCGGACTGGCGATATCGTTTGTAAAAAATCACAACTGAAAAATTTTAGTGATATGAAAACCGCAGGTGGGTGCGGTGTAGTGCGATTTTGGTCATTTGAGCGTTTTATAATGTTGAGGTATGATTCTTCAGCAAAGGACGTGTCACTGATTTAGGAGGGAAAATTGTATATATATAAGTATCGAAGATTTGATGAAAATAGTTTGAATGCATTGAAGAATAATGAAATTTGGTTTTCTAGAGGTGTTAAGTTTAATGATCCTTTTGATTGCTCTTTAAATGTTCCTATTACATTAATGTCAATAACATCTATAAGAAAGTTTATTAACGTTAATAAGAATAACAGTCTATTATTGGAGTTGGCAAAAAATAATGAGGATTTAATTGATTTTATAGTTAACCAACAAATTGAAAAGAATAGGGAATATATAGAGAACAATAGTATTGAACGGACAGATCTTTATCCGGTTTATGAACTCGTAATGGCATCATTGTCAAGAGCATTTATATGTTGTTTTTCTCAGACTGCAACAAATTCTTTATTATGGTCTCATTATTCTAATTCACATACTGGTTTTTGCCTAAGATTTAAGAAAGATGTGTTATTGAATGATTTGTCGTTATTTGATTATGGGGAGGTTAAATATACTAATGAACCAATAAACCTTATGGAAGGATTGTATGATAATAGCAATCCAGCTAGAAATATAATTTTTACGAAGGATGAAAACTGGAGATATGAACAGGAGTTTAGATTAGTTCATCAGGATGTGGCGAGAAATAATGAGGATGACTATAGAGTATGTAAATATTCTGATGAATCTATTGACTGCATTATACTAGGATATAACTCAAGCCCTGAGTGTTATCAAGAAATAAGAAAAATAATAAACGACAAAAAAATAATACTTAAAAAAATAGAACGTTCAAATTATGGGTTTAAATTATACGTGGGAACTGATAGATATTAAAGGTAACGAAATGAAAGTTTATAAATATAGAGGTGGGAATAAAAGCATTCTTAAGAGAGAGCTGCGTAGTCTTTATAATAATGAAATTTATAGTGCGCCATTTAATTTATTGAACGATATCTTTGAAGCAAGATTTACAATAAATGAAAATCATTTTGCATTAAGTCAAATGCGATCTGTTATAAAAGAGCAAGATCTTAAAAAGATAAACGCATCGACTTTGAAAGTTTTACGGGAGTATGCCGATAATGTTAATGAATTTGGTATTTATTCATTGAGCAAAACGTTTGAAGATGAACTCCTTTGGGCTTATTACGCAGATTCTCATCGTGGATTTTGTCTTGAATATGAATTAGATGAACTAATGGAATACAGAATGAGGGATGAATTGGTCATTCCAGTTGACTATCAGGAAAAAATGCCTTGTATAACGGATATAGATCTTCTTGATTTCTTTGAAAGTAAGAAAATGGCAGGGAACTTGAATAGGAAGATGATAGGTACAAAATCTCTTCGATGGAAGCATGAGGATGAAGTTAGAATAGTTACAGGGCAATCAGGATTGTATAAATATAAACCATCAAGTTTAAAATCAATATATTTCGGTTGTAGATGTGATTCTAGATTTATAAAACTTGTAATGAAAGTCTTATGTGGTCGTGGTTTAAAATACTATAAAATGTCTATGAAGGCGGATACTTATAAATTAGAAAGAAATAGATTGGAGGATTGTTACAAGGGCCGGAGTTATAACAATAAAGTGCTTGCTACAGTCGAGAATGGTGTTCCATATATCTTCGAAGGTAATGAAAAATATGTTAAATACATTAATGTAGCAATAGATATTGTAAGGCGACTACCTGATTGCAAAAATATTTTCAATGCTGACTTGTCAGTCAATAAAGGTACTCCATCTAATCCGGTTGTATATGTTCAGTATGAGTCTATAGATGGAAGAATACAAAGTGAATATTATACTTTAAATGTATTAGATTATTATTTTAGGAAGCAAAGTAAGTCGGAATAAAATTGCATCATCAATCTTCTTTTTTCAATATATTGCGCATAATTGTAAGTCCCTCGAATGGAATTCTTATCAACATGCGCAAGCTGCATTTCAATCCAAGGGCTTTCAAAACCATGTTCATGCAAAATAGTACTCATGGTATGCCTGAAGCCGTGACCCGTTAACCGACCATGATAGCCCAGTAGTTTTATCACTTTGTTGATACTGGCCTCGCTCATTGGCTTTCTGACATCGTTTCGTCCAGGGAAAACGAGACTGTAATTCCCAGTTACTTCTTGCAGCTTTTTCAGGATGCTGATCGCCTGAGTAGATAACGGAACCAAATGGGGGCGCGTTTCTTCATCCGTTCTTTGGGGATCTCCCATAAGGCATTATCTAAATCAAACTCAGCCCACTCCGCTGCACATAGTTCAATTGTGCGCACTCCGGTTAGCATCAACAGATGCGTGGCATATTTAGTGACTAAACTGCCTTGATAGTTTTCCAGAGCATTGACAAAATCAGGCAATTCACTTTCAGTAAGGAACGGGAAGTGTTGAGTTTTAGGCTTGTTGAGTGCAATAGCCAAGTCAGGAGCAAAGTTATATTTAGCCCGTCCGGTGGCGACGGCATAACGTAAAACCTCACCGCAGCGGCGGCGGATCTTACTGGTTTGTTCCAGTGCACCTCTTTTCTCTATTTTTTGCAGGACGGTTAGCAGCTCTAGTGGTTCAATCTGCTCAATTGGGCGCTGACCGATAAAAGGAAAAATATCCTTTTCCATACAATTGAGAACCTCTTTTGCATATCCCTCTGACCAGGTAGCTTTTTTCGATGAGTGCCATTCTCTGGCCACAGACTCAAAGCTGTTCTCATGCGCGAACTGCAAAGTTATCTTATTTGCTTTTCTGGCTTCACTTGGGTTGATCCCTTTGGCCAACATCGAGCGCGCTTCATCACGGCACGTGCTTGTGCCAATGACACATCGCCATATACGCCAAAGGAAATCATCTTTGGCTTACCTGCAAAGCGATAGCGGAAACGCCAGCCTTTGCTGCCCGTTGTGTCGATGAGGAGTGATAGGCCCATACCATCGTTAAGCGTATAGGGTTTGTCCTTCGGTTTTGCTCTTTTTATTTGGATGTCAGATAGCAGCATATGTATAGAAAAAAGATCGAACTCAGTTATACACAATGTTATACGCAAAGATGTATAGATTCCATTAGAAATAATGGCATTTTGCTGGACAAGTAAAAGGAGATGAGAACAGTAGAAACAGTGAGTTATGGAATTAATTGGACTTAGTGAGAAGTGTTCATGGTGTCCCCTGCAGACACCTAATGAATGTCGTAAGTACAGGGGATTTATGATGAATTACAGAAGTGAAGAATTTTATGCCCGCATTTATGCCCGCAAAGGCAATTCATGAGACATTTTGAATGGGTGAGAAGTGGCTGCGTTTCCAGTTTTGATAGTCGGCATAAACCCATCTGGATGCGCTACCGATTTTGTGAGGGACAGGCAACCGGCCTTTCTTAATTTCTGAGTAAATGAAGGTCTTGCCCATGCCAGAATCCTTCATCATGAACTTTAAGTCAACAAGTGAGTCGTCGCGTAATTCGCGCATAGGTTTTATCTCCGGTTTGGGGATCTAACTTGGATGGAAGGGATATCTTGAGAAATGAACAGGCCTCATCGAGTGTGAGGCTGTGTGATTCCATGGTTACTCCGGATAAAAGAAAACCTCGACTGTGCGAGGTTTGTTAGTTGCGCTCTGCTGGGGATTTAGCCATTACTCATCTTCCGCTTTAGCTTGATAATCTGACCTTCAAGTTTCTTCCGCTTCTCCCGCTCAACTATCAGACGCTTTTTGTAATTACCAAGCCTGCGCTGGTACAACTCCTTGGCATTAACCGCATTGGTGATTTCAGACTTCTGAGCTTTAACAAGTCGTTCGAGTCGGGATATCTCCTGACGCATTGAGTCTCGTAACTCAACGCCTTTTTCGATGGTGGACTCAAGCTGCTCTGTGTATGTTCGAATTACTGAGGTATTCACTACTTCACCTCCTGCTGCGGCGGTTCTGGTAGCAGCATCCAGTGGGTTACTTTCGATGCCGGTTCTTCCACATCGTCAGTAACTGCCCACCATTTGTTTCTCGACCAATCGTAATACCCTTCGAAGGTATCGCACTCAGTCCAGCCGTAAGACTTCCCCCAACACCAAACATAGTCTTTATCGTTCGGCATTCGCTCACTACAGCTTATCCAACCATCCTGAGTTACCGGAGAGTTGCCAGCCTGAAGCATTATTTTCTCGTATTCGGAAATCTGAGGATCTACTGGTTGTGACAGATCGCGGTATTTACCCTGAAGCATGGCGGCGCGGCTTTCTGTCCATGCCTTCCACATATGCCGCGTGTAGCTGTCAGCGTAGTTTTCGCCATGAAGAAACTTACCCAGTGCGAAATCATATTCTTGCCGCTCGCGCCCCCACTTCTTAAGCATCCATGCCTCAAATTCAGCGCGGCCATCATCCGGCACTACCGGCGCGGGCGGAGCGGCATATACTGGCTCATAAACATCTGTGTCAGTGTCAGCGCCTGGTTGTTCGTCAAGACTGAACACGCGCCCTGTAAAGCGATTCATATAGCCAATTGGCTCAGCTTCCAGCGATGCCAGCGCGATACGCGCCAGCTCTTCCGCTTCTTCTGCTGGCAGCATAACGTTGCTATCAGCTCCATATGTTTCGCGCCAATGCTGAGTTTTGAGCAGGCGTTCTTTGGTAATAGTCATGGTGTACTCCAGTTATCTTCGATAGCCACACTAAGTCGGTGCAGCCAGTCAGCTAATTTCAGCATTGCTTCGCGTTCGCTAAGCCCTTCCGGAAAATCTTCAAGTTCAACGAAAGGCTTAAACCGCCCGAAGGAGTCGTTCTTAACTGTCAGTTTCTGTTCAAGCGTGGTCTTCTTAACCTTGCTGTGATGCCGTAGAAGGTAAACAGACTGAGATTTTTGAGTTTCCGGATCGTATTCGTAGGAAGTCAGAATCATCTGGCTGCCGCCGCGATTTAATCCTCGCCACATAGCCACGTCCCCTTACAGTTAATAGTGGTCATGGGTTAGTCCTTAAACTGCCAATTGCAGTTGCATATTGAACCGGTCACGCTTTTCGCAATACGCGAGAGAACCGGGGCTGTTATACGATTCAATGCGCTCAACCATTAATGCGGCGCGGGTTTCCTTTGAAGCTGGCGCGTAAGCACCAGACCATGCTTTGTCTATTCCGATGTTACGGGCGACGTTCGTGCTGTCCGCGCTGGCTAATGGTAGCTTTGTGAAAATTAGCGGGTTCAACATCCTCAATCCATGCAACTTCGTGACCGGCATTCCATGAACGTCAATAATGTGGCGAATCAGGTCTTTCATTCTGGCAACAGCAAGGTTTGGGCGCTTAACGTCATAGTCTCCACAACTTCCTATCGCTACACGCGGATATTCGTTACACAACCTGATAAACCGCTCGTCACTCTCGTTCATATGCCATACTGGGACACCAAAAAATTCCCCGTGCGGCCATTCATCCAGAAGGGCTTCATTCTCATCCTCTCCGCCGTCGATGACGTCCGGGATGATGGCAAAATCGAATCCAGGGTGATTTTTCCAGCGCGCCACAAATTCGTAATAATCGCTCCAGTCGATTTTGTTTTTACCGGCTGCTTTCCATGCAGTGAATGCGCCGTTGTCCAGCGCGAATGACTGGCAGTATTCAGCCGCGAGGTTAATTTGTCCGGAATGCGCGAAACTGATAAACGCATGGCGTCCTTTCCATGCCTTCATAGCACACGTATCAGGGGTAATAGGTCCGCCATGATAGTGAATCATCACGACTCCTTAACCTTGATGCCAGCGGCGCGTATTTCGTGTATCGCATTGTCATTACCAGCACACCAACCCTCGGCGTAATCCCGGCTGAATCCGCTCAGGTGCATGACCTCACCAACGCTGCGTTTTGGTAAGTTGACAGCCCGCGCCTCCAGTTCACGAACCTTGCATTGGAGATCAAAGGATTTTTCGCTGTAAACATGGCGTAACTGTTCTTTGTCCCACAGGTCAGACTCAAGTTTTTTGACCTTCTCACGCAGCAGCTCGTTGAGTTCTTCAAGCTCACTAATACGCAGCGCCTGTTTGTCGATTGTCATGCTGTACCCCCAAAAATCCATTGGTTACCTGCGTGCGCCTGGAATTTGCAGGACGTGTCAGGCATAACCAACTCATGAACCACTTCGCCTGTTTCAACAAAGTAGTAGTTGCTGTCTGTAACGTTGTTGATGAAGAATACCTCGCGCTCGCGCCATGACATCTCACCGAGAATACGCTGCACCTTTTTGGTGACTGGTCGGTAATCAGGTTCTATGCCAGCCAGTTTTGCCGCCGCGTAGTTGTGGTGGCCATCCATCAGGATGGTGTATTGCTGCCCACGCAGAACTATCGGGTAAACAGATACGATAAAACGCTTAAATCTTGCCGCTCTGTCGTTTACCTTTGCCTTGTCGAGGTAGCGCTGACTGCTGATAAGCTGACCTTTAATAATGCTCATGCTGCACCGCCTTTGCGAAGTTTGCCTGTGTTATTGATGCGGCTAAAATAGAATCCGAATAATTTCTTCCATGGCTTAACTACAGCGTCCCTGATTGAATTTGGGTTAAAGCCAGCCTCAATAGCCTGTTTGCTATCAAAGAACACATACCCAAAACCTTCCTCATTCTCTGCACAAACTGGGCCTTTATACGAACCGTGCTTTCTTCCTCCGGCTAACCCAGTTCTATATGCGTGCTGAGTGTTACCCGCTATCGTTGTCCACTCAAGGTTTGATGCATCATTGTTTTGTTTGTTGCCGTCTTTATGGTTAATTACGTGCTCATCAGATGGCTTAGGCCCGATGAAGTTTTCAGCAACTAATCGGTGGATGTTCACGCCTTTCAGTTCCCCTTCAAGCTCCAGCCTAACGAACAAATACTGATTTCTGTTCTTGCCGCGCATAGAAGGGTTTAACTGTCTTAGCTTGCCAGAAGCCATTGAGAAAATTAGCCCCTTTGAGGAAATGAAATAGCGATACTTAAAACCCAAAATCTCTTTCACATCACCAAATAAATCAGCTAACGCCGCGTATTTAGCATCAAGTTCCGCATAATCACTATGACGCACCATATCAGTACAGAATGATTCTCCTGTTATTGGTGGTGATAACTGGTCACTGACAATCGTGTATATTTTCACTTCTTTCATTTCTTCCCACTCCGCAACATTGCATTCAGATATTTGTTTTCATTCACTGATGGAAAACTCTTTCTCGCCAGCATTTCTTCGCGTGGAATATCGTTGATGGGCTTGAAGCGGTGTCGAATAATCATTTCAGATGGCAGGATACCGGGGTCGTAGGACAAACCTCTCATGATGAATTCCTCAGTTATTGCTGATAGCGCCGTAACGCGAACGGTAATCACGAAGGCGCTGGTCTATTTCAATAAATTTGGTGTAAGTGGCTTTGCGGAATGGCCGGATGGATGTCTGGTAAATTCGCTCGCGTTCTTCTTTCTCTGCAAGCCATATACAGTGGCGAAATTCCTTTTCCTCTTTCGTTTCCTGCGGTAGTGACATTATCAGGTCGTAGTTTTTTCTGAATTTATCCAGCACCTCCGAGACGGAATTGCCGGAACAGCGGCGCGGGTCATTCGCACCATACATAGGCGCTGGCATGTTTTCACCTGGTGATTATTTAGCTAACTTTTTCCAGATTGCTGAAACGTATTTGGCTTGGTGAATGGCATCATCAAGCGCGTTGTGTCGAGTTCCTTCGAATGGCATATCTCGTTTAGGGTCGAACCCAATTGCCTTTCCAAGCTCGACGATGGTTCGGACGTCGCGGTCATTCCACCACTGCCAGGGCGCTTGGTGCCCGGCCAGAGCATAACTATTTCGTAGAATCACACAGTCAAATGATGCGCCATTTCCCCAAACCTGAACGAATTTAGGGTTGGCGTGCTTTGCGATAAAGTCTGATAACCATGAAAGAGCCGTTGAAAGCTCTTGAGTGTCATTGGTTAGCGATTTTCTGGCATCTTCTCCCTGTTCCATCCACCATAAAATGGTTGAAGCATCAGGACGCGCCCGGTATCGCATTGATGACTCGAGCGAGATATTAACCGAGAAGTCTTCTCCTGTTTCTCCAGTTTTCAGATCAAAGAATACTGCCCCAATCGAAATAACGGGCGCGTATGGCCCGTTGCCCATTGTTTCAAGGTCAACCATTAAATGATTCATGTAAGTCCTTAAATTGCGTGAATAGCGTGACGAGGGAAGGGGAGAGTTACTGGTGCAAATGGTACATCATCATCAAAATCCATCGGTGGCTCGTTATGTTGTGTTGGTGATGGTTGCTGCTGTGGTTTCTGTGACTGCCTGTCGGCTGCTTGTTGTTTGCTGTCGCCAGTGCCTCCAAGCATTTGCATCACACCATTAATTCCAACATTAATCTCAGTGGTGTAGCGGTCTTGCCCTGTCTGGTCTTGCCACTTTCTGGTTCTCAGCATTCCCTCGAAATAAACCTGATCACCTTTTTTCACATACTGCCCTACGACTTCAGCAAGTTTCCCGACTACGGCAACACGATGCCATTCAGTCTGCTCCTTTTGTTCGCCAGTCTGTTTATCTCGCCACTGCTCTGATGTAGCGACTGTCAGGTTAGCGAACGCCGTCCCTGATGGTGAATAACGAACCTCCGGGTCTTGTCCGACCCGGCCTAAGATGATCACCTTATTTACGCCTCTACTAGCCATTTATGCCGCCTGTTTTAGTTCGTTAACTCTGATGTTCATTACCTGAACGCATTTTGTCTGCGCATCATCGTGACCAGCCAATAATTGCCAGCAATGCTGATAACGCTCAATGAGTTTTTTCCTGTCAGTTTCTGTTGCTGCATATTCACTGAAGTCTTTCAGGATTTGCTCGCAGTCAACCGATGTGGATTTCTGGCTGGTATTTTCTGGTGATGGTTGATTGCAAGATGTTGGCATGGCCCAGCCCGGCAGCGATGGAGGGGACCAGTAAAATCCTGTTCCATCCTTCAGTTTTGCCCTGTGCCATCCCTGCTTTTTATCGAGAGATGTTTGTGCGAAACCTTCCTCAAGGTTATACAGATACCGACCAATTCCCCACTGAACGGCAGCACGCTTCATTGCGCCGGAGCGGCCACCTTTGACGGCTTCTACCTGCGTGTTTTCAGCAGCATCCCATTTGGTGACCCATTCGGAATCAATCTTGATTGATATGCCGCACTCAACGCCGCCGTTGTTGGGAATATCGCGGTATTCATTGCGCCATCCTGCTTTGCCGCAAACATCGTCAAGGCGTTTCATGATTGCCCTGTTCGTGACATAAGCCAGCACCATAGCCCACACTTTGCCATCGCGTGTTTTACCGCTTTGCTGTATTCGCCATTCGATATCTTCAGGACTGAATGGGGCGTCGAATTTATTCAAATCCATAATTCACCTCAGAATGGTAATTCGTCAGGATTAGCCAGAAATTCACCTTTGTTTATTCGCTCGTTTCTGGCTAATGAAAGGCAATTTCTTTTCATCGATTTATCACCTGACTTACGCCAGTACATTGCCTCTGTCAGGTGATACTGACGTTTTAACCTGCTCAACTCCGGTGTCCTTGCTAAATCCACTGGTATCATTTCAACCTCCATTCGCGAAAGGCTTCTACAGCTTCGCGATACATTATTTTGTCACCAAGATAAACAGCAATTGCGAATTTAGACTGAATAGCCATAAGTGATTTATCCATTACACGGCACTCCTGGTTGATTCAGGATATCGACCAGACGTTTCCATCCGGCCCGTAATTTTCTGGTGATACGCTCTAAAAGTGATTCATTAAGGTGTGCGATACCCATGACGGCACCGCCCGCGATAGCAAATGTCATCGTGGGATTCTCCATTTTCATTTATTGGCATAGCTAAAACGCCTCGATATGAAGCGCTGTGGATATGCGATAAAACAGCCGCGCTCAGGCGGCTGTTGTTTCTTCTTTCAGGCTTTCGATATATTCACGCGGGTCGTCGTAACACTGGCATTCGCTATACCAATCCACCCAGCGATCCGTAAGCTCCATTTCTTCCAAATCCTGGTCAGTAAGGCTCTCATCCCACATCTCAAGGCCGTTAGCGTTGCAGTAATCAGGTTTGATGTTGTTGTCATACTGAAATGCGTCATAATCAGCCAGTGCATCCATCACTCGCACACCCTCTTCAACACTTGCTACTTCTACAATGAATGGCTTCATAGGAACTTGCGGGATATGCCAGACACGTAATTTCATATTTCCTCCAGGTAAAAAGAATGCCGCCCATATAGAGCGGCAAATAACATCAAGGGATGATTTTTCGATTAACCAGAACGAGTCGTCGTCCTCGTTTGGTTACGAGCGATATTGCTCACAATGACCACTATTAAAATGGTCATTAGGTGCTTATTCGCTGACAAATTTGGTAAGACTTTCGTGTAGCGAAACCAAAATTTCATCATCAAACCCATCAAGTAATGCTTGTTCGATAAGTTTGATAATTTCTGATGCTTGCTCTTTATTTATTTCCATCACTCCTCCCCAAGAGCCTTGCTGATGGCTGAGCGAGCTTTTCTCTCAGCGTTTGAAATATCTTTAGAACTACCATTTGACCAGGAGTTGAGAAGCAATTGTAGCGCTTCCAATAACTCCGGAGCTGCTGCTATCAAGTGTGCATTGGCCTCACATTCAGCTACGCGATTTTCGTCATGGGTCATGATAAAACCAAGCTGCAACCCAGCTCTATCTTGCCTGCAAATGCGTACATCCTTTCCGCTCCAAGGACCTGGCGTACCTTTAAACTTTTTCATATTCACCTCTGTGTCTCGCTGCCAAAATTACGCTTACTCAGTGACTTCATCTGCATATTCTTTACTTGTTAAATGATATTTTCTGCAAAATATCCTTCTGGCCTCTATTGCATCATCAATGTTTTTGAAATACCCAAGATGCTTTTGCTTTCTATTGATCTGTCCAGTGACTCTCCACTTTCCTCTTTTAATATCCCAATTAACCCCAGGTGTTCCAGATTTATTATCTAACCTAATGGATTTGTTTAGATTGTTTTCAGCAACTGAAATATCTCTTAGATTAGAGAATCTATTGTCATCCCTGACTCTGTTTATGTGATCAATTACGCCATTAGGAAACATACCAGTAACGAATAACCATGCCAGCCTGTTTGCTTGTAGCTTTTTCCCATCAATTGTTATCTCTCGATAACCGTGATGATTAACAGAACCAGCGACATCACCAGCCAATGCTGTTCCTTTAGATTTATTCCACCGGAAAACTCCTGTAGAAGGCTCATACTCAAGAATCTTCGATAAATCTGCTGAATTCATGTTGTTATTCCTTAAATTTTGGCAATAAAAAAGGCCGCATTGCGACCTGATTAGATGAGAGGCTTGCTGTAAAAAATTCTGGATTGTGCCTGTCTTTTAACCACGTCAGGCTCGGTGGTTCCTTCACTTTCCACAGTCAAAGGAAATGGGTAGACTGTTGTTTCCACAGTCAAAAGAAGGAGTTCACATGTCAGATGTATCTCTTGTTAAAATCATTGAGGATTTAAACGACAGAGTTTCAAAACTGAGCACTGAAAACCTCGCGCTCCAGCAAGCAATAATTTCGATTGTTTCTGCTATGCCGCCTGAGCAGGCATCACATGCAAAAAAACATCTTGATGAAGTTATTCAGTTTGTTGAGAGAGAAGGTTCAGCGGCTGCTATTGAGGTGCTGGAAGTTCAGAAACCGATTTATCAAATGCTTTTCGCTCACGTGAAATAGTTTCTGCCTGATTAATCATTACCTGAGCCTGCTGGCGAACAGCTTCACTGGCAGGCTCTTTTGTTAAGAACTGTGTAAAACCCGCGATAATGTTGCTGGCTAACATCTCAAACCGTTTTCTCTGAATATCTCTTGATTCTTCATCAATTGGGGGTTCAATATTGCTTAGTGCCGTTACATATACGCGAATTGCCGCTGATCGGACATCATCAGGAAGATGATCAAATGTACTGCCTCTTGTTTGAATAAGTTCTGCAATAGTTGCTTTCTTAATATCTTCAGTTTTTTCATCAATTACTGATATAAAATTTTTTACTGATGCTTCCAAGGAGCTTTCTAATTTACTTAAATCCATAATTACCTCGCCGTCAGTTGTTTTGATTTCCGGTAGCCTGCTGCGTAAAGCGCAACATCTGGCAAGCATACACCTGTTTCTGGTGGCTTATGTCCGAACTCATTCGCGTACACAATGGCTGCCCGCTCCAGATGGCGTCTGTACTCTTCCAGTTGCCAGAATGCATCTTTCGCCATGAACTGAAGTGATTTTGCGTCTTCAATACGTTTTGGCGTTTCATGTTTTCCTTTGGCCTGAATCTGGGCCCGGCTAAGGGTGGGGCGGTGCAATACTTCTGAACTGGCTGTAGTCTCATTCTGAAGCGCTGCACGGCGCTCACGACGACGACCTGCTGCTGAACCATTGAAAGCTGTTCTGCGTGTCATAGTGACCTCCTGATGAACTTTGGTGGTGAATACAGCCGGGCGACTAACTCCGGTCGCGTACTCATTGCCAAGCGCCTCCGCCGAGAAGGTTAGCTTCTGCATTCACCCCAAAGCTCACTTTGGTCGTTCCGGCTTTTCAGCCGCGTAGATTCATCACTGAATCGTTGTATGTTCACCGTCCTGGTGAGTAGTGCGTCCTGTTGATGGATTTAGTATACGTATAGTAAACATCAATGCAAATACATTTTGTATCCTATTCGAAGTTTTGTTTACAATATGTTGATTTATAAAGTGATTTATTTTTATAAATCCTCTATGCCATACTGTTCTGAACAAAAAACGAGCGAGTAATCAGTGTGAAAAGTGAGGAAGAGTTCTTTGCGGAGCTTCACCCGCAGGTGGTTGAGGTTCTCGGTACTGCGCTGATGCAGGTACTGGTAGAGCAGCGCGAACCTTCGCGTGAAGCTTTGATAGAAATGATTCAGGTACTGTGGCAGGAAGAGGATGTGGACTTGGCTGTAGAACTGGCTATTGATGTTCTGACACTGCCGAAAGAGTAGGGCAAAGAAAACCCGGCGCAATGGCCGGGCGTCGATCAATTCTTCTTGTTAGGTAACTCAGGTCTTTGTAGGTTTTCCAAAACCTCAATGGCTTTGGCGTTTTCTATGACTTTTTGTTGGACCTTATCAGCAAGATAATCCTTAAAACCTTTTGGGACATAGTCTTCCCTAAGCCATCTGCGAAATTCACCTAAAGCTTCTTCGGGATATATATTCGCTGGCACTTTCCCGGCTTTACTCTGCGGAAACCAGTCCGGATAGACATGAGGATGTTTCTGTATTTCCCCGTATTTTTCGCTCAGATTGTTGCGCTTCCAGTGGTTTGCCCATCGAGTTCCAACGCTAATATCGGGAACAGTTTTAGGGCCCAATTCAAATCCAGCATTAATCAAAGGCACAGTGATATCCACCATCTCTCGGAATACACTGAAGAACCCGGCTGGGATTTTATCATTAAGGATAATGCGCTCTTGGAAGCACTTCCAGGCGCCTCTTACTGGATTTCTTGGATCGATACCAACACTTCTAAAAATAAACTCACGAAGTGTTTGCCTTGCTAAAAGACGATAGTTTCTAAGAGCTGTGGCGTTGTTTGCTTGGCTTGCATCAAACGCATAATACTCAAGAATTGCCATGCAAACATAATCAGGGTATGGATAATGGTCCCGCTTAGTTTCTGAAGATGGTATGTAAAGTGAGTCAACATCTATACCCTGATCAAGGAGAACAGTGTCGATTTTTTTTCCACGAGGTTTAAGGCGTTCGCTAGCCCAATCAGAAGAAATATCCTGAATTACACTATGATGCACGCCACACATTTCAGCCAATCCTCGGCCGGTAAGATATGGCGTTCCATCGTTAAGAACTCCCATTGCCACGCCTTCAACTTCAACCTCTTTTACAGGAAATAACTGGAGGTTTCCTTGGCGGGGTGATATGGGCCTTATCTGATTAACCATTTGATTTTCCTTGTTAAAGTGTGGCGGGCAAGCGCTAATGATTTCGTCTTTCTACATCACCCAAATATCTCATCAGGCCACTGGCTGGCTACAACCTTACCTACAACCCTGCATTGTTCGTTACACGGCATTATTGGGAACTGAGGGTTTAGCGGTTGTAGGAATACTTGTCCGCTGTCTTTGATGAGCTTCTTAAAAGTGAACTCATCACCACATAACCTTGCAATGCAAAAATCGCCTGGGTCTACAGGATCTTCTGGGTCTACAAGAATCAGCATTCCTTCAGGAAAGCTTGGTCGTGATCCCGCTGGAGCCGTCATTGAGTGGCCTTCAACTTCAAGCCAGAAAGCTGCCTCACTGGCCTTTTTGGTTGTACTTACCCATCCCTCAGCATCTAGTTGAGTGAAGGTTCGAAATTCTGGTGTAAACATTCCAGCCTGAACATGAGAGAAGAATGGGTATTCAAATTGAGGTTTAACAGGCTTTTGTTCTGTTGACTCGCCAACGCTAAAGGTTCCGTCAGAGTTGAACCTCGCGTCTGTAACGCCAAGATATTGAAATATAGCTCCAATTTCTTGTATTGATGGGTTCCTTCTCCCGTTAAGCCAATGACTAACAGCACCTTTGGTTACACCAAGGTGTTCAGCAACTTTATCCTGACTCAATCCAAGCTGATCAATCCTTTGCTTCGCTATGTCATACCAGTTCATTTTCATCCTTAAATTATACAATTTGTATCAAACAAGAACAGTCACAACTCGTAAACTATGTATTGCGATACTGAATACGATGTGTATACTTATTGGTAAGGAGGAGCTTATGAATAATATTCGCAATTTTCGCGAGCGCTTCGGTTTAACGCAGGAAGATCTTGCGAAAGTACTCGGTTGTACGCGTGGTGCAGTTTGTCATTACGAGACAGGCAGAAGGGGAATGGATATCAATCTTTGTCGCGCTTTTATCAATGCGTTCAAAGAATACGGTTATGAACTAACCATAGACGATCTTTTTCCACCAAAGGCCGCGTAAGTAACACCACTCACAACGGACATTCGTCCTACGTCGCTGAAAAGCGAACTCCAGATAACAAATCAACCACAGGTTTATGCGCCAGTGCGCATAGCCACAACTAACTATTAACTACAGGAAATACTAAGTAATGGAACTCACAAATCACAGCAAAAAGATACGCGAAGTGGAAACAGAGCTTCGCGCCCGACTCGTATCAATGGGTCAGACAAATTTCGCAAAGATGGCGGGATGGTCTGATTCAAAAGTAAGCCGCCTGAACATTCAGGATATGGCGGTGACCTTCGTTCTTCTGGAGAAGGTATGGGAGACGAGCTTAATCAGGGAAGTGGCAAGACAGGCAGTGGAAGCTGTGATGCCGGGAAATAAAAAACGCCCGGCGGCAACCGGGCGTTCTGAGCAAATACAGATGGATTTCTAAGGCCTCAGGAGAGGTAATTATATGCGAAAAACTCCGGAAAATAAACGCGTTAATCACCAAAAAGATGTACTGCGTGACCAGTTTTATCAGGGTGTTAATCCTGCTATAGCCGCGCCACTGAGAGAAATACTTAACAAGTACAAAACTTCGGAGAAGTCAAAATGAGCATGAACTTGATGGCGAAGGCCATGAATATAAAGGTTGGCAACCCACTGAGAAAACTGGTTCTGATTAAACTTGCCGATAACGCTAATGATAATGGCGAGTGCTGGCCTTCATATCAACATATCGCTGACCAGTGTGAGGTTAGCAGATCAACAGTAAAAAGCCACATCAGAGCACTGGAAGATATGGGGCTCCTGAAAAGGGAGTTCAGAAGAAAAGGAGAGCTTAACCAGTCTAACGTTTTTTATCTGACGCTGGATAATGCGCAACAAATCCAACCAGAATCAGGTGGGGCAGGAGCTGCCCGGGGTGGGGCAGGAGCTGCCCGGGGT